TTTAATGCTGTGAGCTTTGCGATAAATCCCAGAGCTATTGGTAGGATATGAGAGAGTAGAGTTATCATTTGTCTTTCATCAGTTGATTGACGAACTCTTTGTCTACTTTATTATTGTAGAGTTCTCCGATTATTTTATTACTTCTATCTAGCTCTCGCTTCCATTCCTCTTTACTAACGAGTTCTTTTTCCATCTGATCCATTCTGTTATCGTGATTAGTTAGTGTGTTAGTAAAAGTGCGAAAAAAGTACCCTATAACTGGAAATGCTATTAGTGCTAGTAACCATTCTGCTTCAATATTCATAGTGGTCTCTCCCTACTTCCTGTCCTGTACGCCTCGTATCTGCAAACTTCTGCTCACCGTTGGGGTAATGAACGCAACTAGATATTTGTCTCCCTATCTTTGTGCCATCATCAAAACAAGTTACAATTGGAGTGAAGCAATACTGGCAGTTAAAACTCTCACTCTTCTTGCACTCGATCATCTGTTGCTCTCACAATTACTGTAGATGCATCCAATCCCGATAGCCACTACAACAATAAGGAGGAACACAACTATGTCGTCTGGCATTAGAAGCCTCTGTCTAATGGGTGAGGTCTACCGTCTATCTCCACAAGGATCATAGGCACATCACCGACAGTCACACCTTTGTCTGGCATAAATGATTCAGTTGGCTTAGTGCGTTCGGCAGGTGGTGTGCAACCTGTCATTGCCAAGAATACAGCGAGCATTATCGCACTCACTATCACAGTTAAGAGTAAGTCTTCTTTCATTTCTCTATCAACCGATCCAGCTTATCATTGATACGCTTCATATCTTCTCGAATGTGCAAGAACATATCTTTGGTGTCTGAGCGTTGTTGATGTATTTGCTGTTGTATAGCTTCGATCTTAACGCCTTGCTTCTCAACTTTAGTGTCTATTGAGTCTATGTACATAACGCCGGTTATAAGCACTACCATCGTAGAAACCATATGTCCTATCGAGACGGTCTTATCTATGTGCCAGTCGTTTTTCATTACTTACTCCGAATCGTTGGTCAACATTGTCATATAAGTTGGGTTAGTTATCTCAGCTTTACCAAATACTCTAGTACTAGCTATATCGGCATTACCTTGGTACTTAACTTTCATTTCGTCAAAGAAGTCTTCTAGGTGAGAGGAAGTAATGACCTCCTTTGCCGCTATCAGTCTATTAACAACTTCAATATACCCTGAAACCTCAGCGAGTGCCAATTGTGTATGTACTCCATATTGGGTTAAATATTCAATGGTAGCCTCTTTAGGATGACCACCCTCAATAAGATTACGGTACATCAACTCAAAGCCTCTACGCACGTGATGTGCTTTCTCTTCACGCTCATAATCCTCTTCTGACCAATCTCCGATACCGTTTTTCTCTTTAATACTGTCGTAGCTATCCATAAGAGTTGCTATATCTTTAAGCGACCCATTTATCTTATTACCTATCTGCTCTAAGTTAAATGATTCCTTGATTAGTTTAGCCTCTTCAACACTAGTTGGCTGTTTAAGAGCTTCGAGTTTATGCACTTTAGCTCTAATTTTTGCAGCGGTATGTTGAGCTTCAACTAAAGCTCCCTTACGCTTCTCAACCTCTGCCAACACTTGGCGCAGCATACGCATAGGAGATTGACCGTTGAGCATTGTGAGTGACATCATAGAGAGCGTAGTCTGACTGTTATTTCTGTCAAACATACGAGACTGGTTATCCAACGCTGGTAAACCTGACGACACACGTGCAACTAGCTCGTGGTTCTTATTATTGAGGATAGCCAAATCTACAACACTCGATGTATTGACTGTATCTACAGCTTTTAGATCAACGACATTGGTTGCGGTATTGCTCATTGTCTACCAGCCCATTCCGCTACGGCTGCATCACTATCGGCATCACTAAATGGCTGACCATTCTCATCTACTGAACCTGTAGCGGCATTGATACCCCTAACACGAGCTTGCAAACCTGCTAAGTCATAAGAGGTTAGTGTGTCTGGAACATAATATTCAGTCTCCCCTTTATCCGCAAATATCATAGTATGATCTGCTGGATTAAACCAATTACCACCGTTCTCCACGAAGTTTGGGATAATCATATTTCCGCTGTTATCTCTATGTAGTTTATATTCTAAAAATTTCATATTTTATTTCCTTTAAGTTAGTTAAATTAATCGCCTGAACAAGCGGCAAGACCCCACCTAGCAACGGTCAAATCACCGAAGTCTGTAGCATTAGATGGTAGAGCCATCACCCACATTGCCCCAAGCGGTTGCGCCACTAGTAGCATCGGTACAAATAAAGGTTTCACCAGAAGTACTATTAATCCAAAGATGACCAGCCGCATCCGCATTATCAGAACTTGTTGGATCAGAAGCGGAAACGGTTGCACCTGTAAGGTTATTGAGTTTTGGATCTGTAATAACGCTACCGGTCAAGCTACTGCCATCACCATCAGGAGCGAGAACACCAGCTCTCGGAATCTCTACATTAACATTACCTGCGCCGTCTTCACCTGTTAGAACAACAGAACCTAAAGCACTTTCAATTTCATAAGGCATAATTCGTATCTCCTAATTAATCGCCACTAGTAGCTGCAAGCTCTCTACGATTCACTGTCAAATCACCAAAATCAGTAGCATTACCTGTAGTTGCTATCGTAATTGCATCTATTTGTGACCAAGTATTTCCACCACCACCGAATAGACCTTTAGAACCATCAGAGGTAGCGCCCATCATATACCTATCCCAAGCAGCGCCCGACTGGAGATCCCCAAAATCAGTAGCATTACCTGTAGTTGCTATTGTGATGTACTCTATAAGCTCTTTATTATGACCTGAAAGACAACCCCTCGAACCATTAGAGCATCCAGATAATCGGTAACTAGCCGCAAGCATATCCCCAAAATCAGTAGCATTACCTGTAGTTGCTATAGTAATGTAATCCATAATATTTGTAGCAGTAGCACCACCACAGAAAACACCCCTACCACCACCGTTCACGGCTCCAAGAGTAGCCCTACTTTGTGTCAAAGTCCCAAAATTAGTAGCATTACCTGTAGTTGCTATAGTAATATAATCCATAGCATTACTATAAGGTGAAGCACCACCACCAAATACACCCCTTGAAGCATCAGAAACGCCCGCTCTGCCGTACTTAAAAGCAACCATATCCCCAAAATCAGTAGAATTACCTGTAGTTGCTATAGTAATATATTCCATTTCCTCGCCAGAACCGCCAGTACTACCACCGAACACACCTCTTGACCCATTACTAACTGAAGCCAGTTGTCCTTTAGCGGAAATCAGATCGCCAAAATCAACCGCATTAGCTGGGGTTGCTATGGAAATGTAATCCATAACATTACTATAGCCATAACCGCCAGCAAACACACCTCGATCGCCCCAAGGAACCGGTGGTACAACACCACCCGTCCCCTCGCCTATATTATAAAAAGCATTTGCACCTGTGGTTGCGTCAGTACAGATAAAAGCCTCCCCAGAGACCTTATTAATCCATAAGTGACCTGCCGCTGGTACATTACTGACACTTTCAGGATCAGCACTTGCAACTGTAACATCTGTTAATTCGGAGGTATCTGTAATAGCGTTTATGCCTGTCAAGCTACTGCCATCACCATCAGGAGCGAGAACACCAGCTCTTGGAATAGATACTGAAGCGCCACCTGCGCCATCTTCTGCAGTAAGTGTAACTGACCCCGAAGCTGTATTTAATTTAATAGCCATAATTTTCTCCTGTTAAAGTATTTTCAAACTGTCATAGTATTTTGAGACTAGGATGGAACTAGCAGGGACTGTTACTGTCACACCGCTTGCAATTTCTGTATCTGTACCCGTCTCATATCTAGTATCTGCATCTAGTGTAACATCTGCCGATATAGTACGGCTTGCATAAAGACCTCTCTCAACAGCATCTATGGCTGTAATAGACTGTATACAGTCGCTATCAGCACCCCAAGCCTGATCGGTCGTACTCTCTTGTGCTTTACTAACCCCTGTCAGAGTCCAGTAGGTGGTATTATCCGTGCGCCCCGTATAGGATATGATCTCAATAGCGGTAGGGCTAGTGAGACTATCCATAATTGTTAGTTTGCCCCGCACCGGAGGGTCATTATAAGGTGATGAAGCCTTCGTAACATCTACCGTTGTTGCGCCAATACTTACCGCATTCTCTAACGCACTCTTTACATTATTTGCAAAAGCCATCTAATTGATCTCCCTAATTACCATTCTGAAGTCTGACTCTTTAATCCGCCCTGCGCTGGTCGAGACCTGCACCGAAACTAAGTAAGTAGCTGCATCAGTACCCTCACTAATCCATAACTTCGGTGTTGTAGTCGTACCATTGGAAACTGATATGTCTAATCCGTCAGAGGAGAAACTTGGCGCAAAAACGCTACCGTCCACCGAGATCAATGTACCTGTAACGGTATCGCCATCAGGTATTACCTCTGAAAAAACTATATCGTAATCCAAAGCCTCATTAGGCTGTTTTGTAAACTGTTCCATATCAAGTTACCTCTAATTCTCGTGTTTCTGAATCTAACGTGTATGCTCTCTCGTCTGAGGCTAATGTGAGTACTCTTGGCGCGGCTGAGGAATCTGGATTAACTCTACCTGTAAAATCAACAGAGGCACTAGCGACAATATCAAGAGCTTCATCGAGGATCACTTGAACAATAGCAGTAATTTCTATCGCAGAAGTACCTATAATGTCAAACGAACCAAATATATAGATTGTCTCATCGGTACTAACAGAGGCACTACCAACAACAGCCGCTGAACCGTATCTCGTAACTGTAGAGGTCATTGAAACAGAGGCGCTACCAACAATAGCCGCCGAACCCACCCCTGTAACTGTACCATTAACCGCAATTGAGGCACTAGCAACAATAGCTGCTGAACCTAACTCTATTCCTGTACCTCCAATACCAACAGAGGCACTACCAACAATAGCCGCTGAACCTAATACTGTAACTGTACCATTAACAACAATCGAACAGTTAGCCGTAGGATCAGAGTCCCCTAAGTATATAGCTGTACCATTAACCGCAATTGAGGCACTACCAACAATAGCCGCTGAACCTAGTAGGGTAGTTACTCCATTAACCGCAATTGAGGCACTAGCAACAACAGCCGCTGAACCGTATCTCGTAACTGTAGCGGTGACTGCAACAGAAGCACTAGCAACAACAGCGGTGGAACCTAATACTGTAACTGTACCATTAACCGCAATTGAGGCACTAGCAACAACAGCCGCTGAACCGTATCTCGTAACTGTAGCGGTCGTTGAAACGGAGGCACTAGCAACAACATCAGTGGAACCCAACACGGTAACTGTAGCGGTCGTTGAAACAGAGGCACTAGCAACAACAGCCACTGAACCCAACACGGTAACTGTAGCGGTCGTTGAAACAGAGGCACTACCAACAATAGCCGCTGAACCTAATACTGTAACTGTACCTCCAATACTAACCGAGGCACTACCAACAATAGCCGCTGAACCATACCCATAAACAACACCGCCTAGCGCATTACCGCCAAGTAGAAAGCCGTTTATAGAGCCAAAATTCATCTGCTATTAATCAAGAGTTACAGTCAAATCACCAACTGCAATTGAGAAGATATTACCTGCTGAAAGCGTTACACTAGCATCCAAAGGAGCCCAATAAAGCATATTCGTACTTGAAGCGTCATCGAAAATAGCCATACCTGTAATGGTAGCCCCTGCATTTAGCGCAGGATATGTAACTGCAGCACTATTACTTACTGCCCCACCGCTTACAGTACCAAAAGTTACAGCCTGTATAACGTAGTTTGCATCGGCAAGAACAGTACCGCCACCAGAATCGGAGGGATTAGCTGTATAAAGCTCAACATAAGGAGTTGAACAGTTATAAGCGGTAGCCCCTTTTAGGGTTATATTAAGGATTTTATCCTCTAAAAAATCAGAAAACTTAGACATAAGATTTACCTCGTTAAATTAAATTATAAGTGTACTTGAATAGTACTTGACAAAATAAAGGGTGTCAAGCTATATAGTTTCGGTAGCAAACGTAAGCTCTCCCGAAACCTTATTTACTATCTGTGTGATTATTAACTTTTCATTCGTGAATCCCTCCCCTATAGTACTAGTTATATCTATAATATCCCCAAGCTGTAATTCTGTAGAAGCTAGTGAAGTACCAAATATCACTAGCATTTTTGGGTTAGCTAGAAGCGTAAGGTAGTCACTAACCACATTAGTAGCGGCTGTACTAGAGTTCACTAGCGTTAGTCTAAACTGACTTGATCCATCTAGTGTTCCATACTCCGTTATTGAAGAGGCATTAACACCCTTAACTATCTGCTGACTAACCCCACCCTGATAGTCAAAATTAGCTGATATACTATTAACAATATCGCTATACGGTGAGTACTCGTAGGCAAATGAGTCTTGAAGATAATCCGCAACACCAAGAGACTTTAAAGAACTGTCGCCCGAAGTTGGTAACTTGTATAGGTGTGCAACACCATCGAGGCTCCAGAAGAAAACGCTCGCTGATTGGTACGCCACTTGTCTAAGCAGTATGTTCAAAGCTAGTTGATCTGTGATGGCAAAACCTAAGTCATAATCAGTACCAAATGTAGTATTAGCTGAAATCGAGGTATGTAGATCCCCACTAACAACGCCATTAGCGTAATTTAAGAGTAGGTGTTCCGTAATGTCCGCTGGGTTGTCGAGGTCAAACCCTACCATATCTAATGTAATCTTTTTGGCGTAACCTGTACTTGAAGAAGTGTTAGGAACACTTGATACATCAAACTGTGAAGCAATACCTGCGGAAGTAGACTCAACATAAACTCTAGTACCTGCTGGCTCCTCTGCTGAGTAAGCCTGAGTAAGCTCCCCATAACTCAAACAGAAGTCCCCATTCCACTCAAAAGCACCCGTTGCAATGAATACAAACTCTGCACCACTATTTACTGTTACATTCAGGTTTATTGTGTGGGAAGATCCCTCAGGGAAAGTATGGGTCTCTAAAAAAGTATATGCTACCAACTCTGTTACACCATCAGCATCAAGCACTTTATACCCAAAGTCCAATACCGCCCCATCAGAAGCCCAATCCTCAGTAATTTGGAAAGTACCAGTCCAAGTTGCATTCACCGAGGTATCATATTCGTCTGTTTCATAGAAGTAAGACACCGCATTAACTGTCCCATCTGCAATTTCATAGCAATCACTTAGTGTTGTAAGCCCCCCCAAACTCCATACATTACCTACGTTTGAGACTTCTTCGATAAAAGTTAGACTATCACCAAAGGTCAGTTGGTCGCCATAAACAGAACTGTCATTAGCGTCAAAGAAAGTAGCGGCTGGATTATTTACATAGTGCGGAGTTACATCGTGCGGAAAGTCCGAGAACCTTAAATAGGATTTACCCGATACCGTTACAAGAGATCCGCCGGAAATCGGAGTACCATCTGCATACACTGTACCAATACTTGTTACTGCGTGATCCGCAATGAGCAGGTCGTAATTTGTCTCATCGGTTAATACCTCTGCGCCTCGTTTGTGGGCATCAACTGGATTAGTGGGAGTTAAACCACTTAGGGTATTACCACTCCTTGCCGAGTAAGCTATTGTCTCCAAGTCAATAATAACTGAACCAGAAGATGGTAACTGTGAACCATCCGCTAAAACTATAGTTGTTGAGCTGGTAGTTAGAGCAGTAGCTAGTCTTGTTAGTATGCCAGCGTTTACAGGCAAGGCTCTATGTGAGAATACCTGCCCGTAAACAATGGGCGCTACCTCACCTAAAGTTTCTTTTCTAGCTGATGGGTAGGCAGTATCATCTATTAGATCCCCGATAACTGCTGTTTTATCACTCCCATAACTAGCCACTAAGAAGTCAATTGAGGTCTGTGATACACGAATAGGATCTGAGATAATGCCCTTTAGTATTATTTCCGTATCAGTCAAACTCTCGTTATCAAACCACAATCTAACAATACAACTGCTGCCAATTTTGATTTTCGATGCCAGCGTTGTAGAATCTTCCGCAAGTTTAATTGTAGTACCTGATACAACCCCACCACCTGTTAAACGGGGTGTCTCTGCTGACATAGTACCCCAACTGAGAACCTGCGCTGTGTATAACTGACCATCTACAGTAACTGTTTGATCTGAGTAATACCAAGTTGTAGAGCCATCAGATACTTCTAAGAGCCAAACTGGAGTAGCCTCTGTTAGGTTCTTTGCAGTATTAAAGGCTGAGGTTAGTGTTTTCATTGAGAGACAAGCTCAACCGCAACCGAGTACAACTCTCCTGACTTTAGTTCAAGAATAACTAGCTCATCCATATCAAACCGAACTGTGGAAGTCACACTCTCCGGATCCGTTAAGGTGAAACTGTTAAGCCTACCTACGGCAACCGTGTCAAAAAAGTCTCTAAGATCCGAAGCTAGTGTAGAGTCACTAAAGTCAAAAACAAAAGAGTAGCGGTATCGGGTAGTGCCTGTCTGGTAGTAGTACCCTGTCCCATTAGCAGCTAAAAGCGTTGTAATGTTTTTGACTGGTATATTACCAACATAAGGCTGTAGTGGATTTGGTAAGGTTACTACCTCTACTCCTAAAGTGAAAATAATGCTCATAATCTAGGCTCTGGTACTTTGCTGTTCTTCAGCTGGTTGGTGAGTGCAATAGTTCTACTCAACAGGCTGTTAAAACTATTTAGATTGTTTGTCATACTGCGGATTCTAGTGTCTAAAGTATTAACAGCGAGCAAAGCCTCCCTCAATTGGGAGCTATCAACCGCTATAACAACCGGCGTAGCTGTTAGCGCCCCTGCTTTATTGACTATATTTTCTAGCACGGGTGTAGCGGTATCTTCAACTACCCCAAGTGCAACATCTATATTATAACCAGCCATTTTAAGTTACCGTACCATAAGCCACCATCTCCGAACCAGCTGGCTTGACCACTAATTTAACGGGCATACTGCCAGCGCTCTTAACACCCACTTTGATTGCGGTAACAATACCTGCTGAACAGGTGAAACCAAGATCAGCAACAGCGTCTTCCAATATCAAATCTAGGTCGGTAACTGAAGCACCAATAGCCGGGAATGTAGCAGCTCCGGCTTTAACGTAACCGCCAATAACCACTTCCCAGTCATTAGAGACTACCTCAGTAGTTGGAGCATCATCCCCAAATTTTGTATATGTGCGTGTAACAGGTTTCTGCTCTAGTGACCACTCATCAATAATTACATCTGTAACTACCACTCCCGTTATACTAATGTTTGCTCTTTTTCCTTGTTGAAGTGCCATTTTATATTTCCTTTAGATTGCCCTGTAATACGTGGTTAAAGTCCCTTGCCAAAGTAGCCGCCACCATCCCTATGGGAGCCTGTGCGCTGTGCCCTAATTCTAATACCCCAATATATGGTACGCCATTTGCTATGTAAACTCTATCCAAGTGGGATTCTAGCAAAAAATCATTAGCCAAAACAACAGGGTCGGTAGGAGGTGTGCTCTCTGCTGACCAATTGCCTGTAGGAGTAACACCTGTGGATCTAGTACTAAAATTAGGAGATCCCGTACTAATATTCCAGCTTATTCTAGCATTACCTGTGTCTACTGGAGTTCTAGCCGCAACCTCATTAAAGACCTCGATAGAAGTTTTCTCAATAGAGCTGCGAACTGCAGCTTGCATCTCCTTAACCATCCTCTGTAAATCCAATATTAACGTTCACTTGAAAAAAGTTTTCTACCGCACCAACAACTTCTAAAGAGGCTGTACCAAAGACAAACTCATCACTCGTCACTCCCTCAAAAATAGCTGCTAAACTATCCGCATAAGATAATGCAGTAGCACTACCTATATTTGATGGTGTAAATACTTGCATAACCACCACCCCAGAGCTGCGGCTGGTAGAGAAAGAGGCATCTATAGTATCGCCACCTAAAACTGTTAGCCGAATAAATGAACTGTTAGCGACTGGCGCATAGTCTACATTACTGTAAGAAATTGGAGTTGTAGCCCAATTATCAGACAAACGCTCTTCGATAAAAGTTCTCTGCCCTGCCCAGCTCATAAGACCGCCCTCAACTGTGTAATCCATAAAGTGTTAGCAACATCTTGTTTAACACTAATAACAGCCCAATCTCTGCTGGCATAAGTAACTAAATCGTTTACATCCGGTGTACTAGCTAAATCCTTTTGTAAGAAAGTCGCCTTTACATCTGTACCGAGTACCTGCGCACCATCTACGAGCGCCTCTGAGTAGCTCCCTATGAGCATAGAAATAGTTGTTGACGTAGTTACACTCGTAACCACCCCTGTAGCTGTGTCGTATGCTGACGGCGCTGTGGCTTTAAATACCGTAGTAGTCCACAAGTCTGAAGTTGCTATCTTTGCCTCGTCAATAGCGTTCTGTATGGAGGCACTTAAATTCATCAGGATCTAGAAACCTTAACAGCAGAAACACCAGCAGAGACATTACCAACAAAACCCCAATGGCTCAACATCACCTTAATGTGATTAGGGAGGAGTCCGCTTGTATCGGTATGGTCAAAGACAACATCAACACCCTCAACTTTAGTAGACTTTAACCCAGCACCTAAAGTATTTAGAGAGCCAACAGTACCATCGTGTATGCGCATCGCTAGTTCAGCGGTGGCATATTTAATATCAACAGGTACAGTAGCAACAGCAACGCTGTAGCTATCCCGATCAACCCATTCAGCTCTAGGTACACGCAAACTCTGAGTGAGAGTTTCTACTCTACCATACCAAGTAATGCGCTGGTCTAACCACAATGTAGCGAGCTTTATATTAGCTTCCTTTACTGCGGTTGTGCCATTCCAGCTTGTATCGCTAGGGAACAGATCATTATAGTCATCAGCTTCTGCAACTGTACAATAAGCATTAGCACTTACACCTCCTGCGGTAGCATCAAGGCTCATAATTTGACCACCCAATCACCCAGCTTATAGTTCTCCACCTCATCAGGGTGTACATTAGCGAGTTTATTATCTGCTTCACGGAACATAACGATATGAGAGGACCCCGATTTCTTAACTACCGCTTTCTTAGTAGCTACTTTTTTAGGTGGTGTTTTCTTAGGGGGTGTTTCAACTATCCCCTCCTGTTTATCTGCTAGAGTTTTTCTCTTATATGCCATAACGGTATAACTCCAAATAAAATATTTTAGCCAACAGCCTATAAAGGTAGACTGCTGGCTGGTTACTACAAACTACTTACCCCATAAGGATTGCGATATTGTCGGACTTCCACGCTTTCACGCCCCAAGCACAAGCAACTTCAAACATTGCCTTACGATAACCCTTATAAACACGGATCTCAAACACAAGGCCAGAATGTGGATCTTGGATCATCATAGTATCAACAGCCGCATCACCATCTGGTGTAGCTGGAGCACGTATTGCAAGCTCTAGCGCACCCTGATGGAATAGCACGTTAGGCGTGTAGCTTGATCCAACAGTAATAGCGTCATCATCTGTTTCAGCAGCTAGAAGACCTGGCGTTCCAATTGACAAAGAACCACCGCTAAGAGCCGTATTAACTGCATAAATATCAGAAGTTCCAGCAAAAGTAATAACATCGCCAGCAAGAACAGTACCTGTACCACCGTCAACAGCAATAGTAGTATCACCCACCGCACTTGAAGCATCATTTAGTAAGTATGACGTACCCGTACCAGCGGTATGAACGCCAATCTGACCTGACTCACGAAGCATACAACCTTGAAGATCAAGCAAGATACCTTGACGCAATAGAGTGTCATTACCAGCCTCATTAGCTTTTTGGAGCTGTGCAAGGTTACGGAGTTTAGTACCAGCAGTATTACTAAGAACAAGAGACATACGCCCGTCATTCTGAGGAGCGCCATTTACACGAAGAATCTCGGTAGTTTCAGCGATAAGATCCATATTACTCGCGAAAGGAGTAGTCCCAGCAACACCTGTTGCACGAGAAGCGCCTTGATAAGCAGCGTTAGCTAGATCATTCTCTACTTCATTAGTAAGGGTACGCATTGCCTGAGCAATCTGATCCCCATAAATAGTTTCAAAACCAGCACCATTATTAACAGATACGATCTCTTCACCCGTCCACGGGATTTGAACAGAACGAGCTTTATCAATGGTCATAGTCTTACTATCTACTACCTGATCTGTCCCCTCGGGAATAGTCATAGCGGCGGTGATATCGCCAGCAGTAGCGGCACGAGTACTGTGCGAGCGTACAGTATCATTTACTGCGACACGGGCTGTCTCTGCGTTTACGGTAGCTGACGGGATGAAACCCACAACTTCACGACCTACGGTATCTGCTGCACGGTAAATATCCGCTGCCAAATTTGTTAATGTATTCATTAGATTTTCCTTAAATATTATAAATAGTTTATGAACACCTAAGAGTGTCCCCATAACCGAAAATTATCTCGCTCTGCGAAAATGATTATGTAACACTGTTACATTTAACTATATTTATATCACCTAAAAACATAAGTGTCAAGAAAAAAGAAACGGCTCGTACCTTTATCGCTGTGGGGTTAGCGTTCCGGCTTGTGATTTTTGACTAGATAATAGTATCACCCTCTTTTTTCTTCTGTTCTTTTTGCGCCTGCTTTTTATCTTTGTCCGCCTTGTCGTCCAAGTGCTCGTCCTCATCACCAAGTGCGAAGTTCAGATTGAGCTTAACCGTTACGGTACTTTCAAGCTCCGCCCAATCGACCGCCATCTGCAAAGCATTAGTCATTAAGACCTCCACCCTATGGATGGCTAAAACTAAACTTGATAGCTCTGCATTGCGTTTAAGCGCAAGAGCTTCAAAACTCTCAACACCTTTACGCTGTCCTGATATAAGTTGCACCCCAAGAGCCGCCATCATCTCTGACTTCTCCCGAATAGCGGATTCAAGTGAGGCTAAACCCTGCCCTGTAAACTCTAAGAAACCGACCTTAGCTTTCTCGTTTGGTATAGCCCAAGCTGTTTCAGCACCTAAACGAATATCTCCAACATCTTTAACGCCAATAACATAGGGTGTAGGCAAGGCGGTAAAGTGTCTACCGTGTTCCAAGTCAGCACTAGAGCGGTAATGCGATAAATTCATATCAACCAGAGGCATAAGCGGTGGAATCTCAGGAGTAAGGTTCAAACCATCCAGTGAAGAGCCTAAGAACATCATACTTGATAAAGGCGCACCTCTTTTAGTTGGTATTGCGACTTCTGACCGCACCCACTCACTTCTATTATATTTATTGAGCAATTTTCGCCATATATACACCTCGTAAATACCGTCTACCGTTGTTAGTTCCCTATATTGAGTCTCATATTTTACCTCGTAAGGTTTCTCAGGGTTCTTAACTTGATACTGCTCTTTCAAGATTATGAAATTATCTGACCAGTTAGTGATCTGCTCGGTTTTATACCCCGACAAGTATGGAAAATCCCCATTGTGGTCAACCAAAATACCCTGCCTACCTGTTAGAAGCTGCTCGGTAAGTAGGTAATTTATAAATCCCTTTGTGGAGATCCCCGTACCGGTAATATCCTCTAGCATATCATCAGGAACACCGGTAATAACAGGCTCAATGTGCATAGAAGTACCGACCATACCATCTACTGTTTTACCGATACCGTTAAAAAATGGCGCTCGGGTTAAATAAGCGTTGTATTCTGCATCAGTCTGACCACCTAATCGGGGTAAATACACCTCTCCACGCTTCTTAACAGCCTCTTCACCTGTGTAAGTATCTCGGCATCTATCCCAAGATTTAATGTAGTTATCATATTGTGGGTGTGTAGAGTTAATCATAAATTAATGCCCTATAGTTTTAGTAGTTTTCATAGTTAGATCCTTAAACTTAATAATTGGAGCTAGTGCGTACCTTAAAGCATCGATGTAATGGTTCCATTTGTCAAGTACAATCGGTAATATATCACCACTCAACCTATCGACCTTATAACTGTAATGTACAAACTCGCTGGCAGTTTGAGGGCATCTAGTGTGGATGTGTATATGGCTGAAACTGCGTATGAACTCAATACCATCTGCGACAGAACCCGACCATTTTGGAGCTGCAACTATATTATACCCTTGCCTCGAAATAAAACTGATACTTTCTGGGCGTGAATTATCGGCACGGATAGTATACTTCTTCGCTCCCGGAATGCTATCAATTATTTTGTGAGTGTGGTCCAGCTCTATACCAACACCACCATCCTCATAATCTATGAAAAGCTCGTTCCCACGAATCCAACACCGCACCAATGCGGTAGGGTCTGCGGAAAAACCCCAATCCATCCCAAAGTAAAAAGTTTCCTGCTTCACTGGGGTCTCAAAGTCACTAATCGTAAACTTATCCTTAAATATCTGCGCTTCGGTAGTCTTAGCGCACTCCCCCTCCCAAACATTTAGGTATTTTTGGTAGTCCTGCTCTTTATCGTACTGCATATCAGAGAGCATTTCTTTACTGAAGAATGGGTTATCCTTATGACTGACCTTAACAACAAAAGAATCAGGTCTGCGGTTAAGAACGAACCTACTATAGGTTGGGTCAGTCTCTAGGTCAGGATTAAAGCTCACCCAAATCTCAGAACCCTCTTTACGAATAGTGGGGATCAAAAAGTCCCAACTATCTGCGGTAACTTTTTGAGCCTCTTCAACCCAAGCATAGTCAGCACCCTCAAAGGATTTAATCTGCTGCGGATCGTGCCTTAGTCCAAAGAACACAAATTCAGTACCATTAACTCCTATAATACGGTCACGCTGTATCTTGTATCGAGTAGATAACCCCAAACGTTCAATCTGAGTAGCTAGTAACTTATGTACCGACTCTTTAATTGAGTGCTGCATTTCACGGCAGCAGAGAACACGAATCGGTTTCTGTACCCCTTTAAGTAACAGCACGATAGCGAACGCCCAAGATTTTGCCCCACCTCGTCCTCCATAATATATCTTATACCGCTTTTTCTGATATAAATATTTGAACTTAGCAGGAACCTTTATATTCTGAACGCCTTTAGGCATCAGAGACTTTACCACCCTCCATTGCGAAGGTGCTACGGTCAACCTGACTCATTGCGTCAAACGCTTTACGGGTGATCTGCTTTTCACCGCCTTTACCTGAACCTGAATCGTGTTGAGAACCTGAACCACTTGACTTCTCGAATAGGTGTGGCGCTGACTTCGTTAAGTCCGAAACCCAGTCTTTCATACTAATTGGCGTGGTCGATCCAGCCTTAACCAAAGTGTTACCGGCTGAATCAACAGCAGTTGGAGTACCGTCTTTCAACCTAAACACGGATTTAGCTCTTAACACAACATCATCAAGCGCACCGCTCAATACACCGGCAGTAACAGCAGTATCTTTAATGGCGCCATCAACAAGTAGAACTTCTAACTTACGATTAAGCTCGTTATTACTGCCCTCCAAAGTGCTATAAGCCTTTGCGTTCTCAGCTTGGATATCCTTGACTTTACGAGCCACTAGCTCATCTATCTTACCTGCGTCAAACATATCTTTATCAGCGCCATCACTCTGCGCTTTAAGCATCTTCTTATACTCATCCACATCTATGCCATCAAATTTAGTCTTTAAACCCTCAAAGTCTTTCATCAGGGTGACGTTATTGGTTCTAAACTCGTCAACTTTAGCTTTTAAACTAGCTTCCATTGCGTCAAACTTTTCTTTAGTGTATTCCATACGCTTTTAATCTCCGATTAATGTTAGTTGAGGAGCCATAATACTATACAGTTTTCAAAGTGTCAACACCACCAGGTACTGGATTGTTCAAAAAAAAACGCGGCTATTACCTTTATCGCTGTGGAATTGGTGTTCCGGCTTGTGATTTTTGACGTGCAAGAGAAATACTCCAAAACATCAAAAAAAATGGCAAGGGAAAAAGGAATCCGAGCGCCAGCGAGCAGAGATCCGAGCGCCAGCGAGCAGAGATCCAATCCATATTGCTGTTGCTTTCAGGGCTTTTGACGTGTGCTGTTCAAAAAAAAAAACGCGGCTATTACCTTTATCGCTGTGGAATTGGTGTTCCGGCTTGTGATTTTTGACGTGCAAGAGAAATACTCCAAAACATCAAAAAAAATGGCAAGGGAAAAAGGAATCCGAGCGCCA